CGTTAGAATCAGCTTACGAGTGGTATACGTCAGGCCCTAGGCAAAGACTACAGCCGGGTGGCATTATTGTGATAGTAATGACGCGATGGAGCACGAAAGATTTGGTTGGAAAAGTATTAAAAAAACAAGGTGATGAAAACGCAGACCAATGGGAAGTAGTTGAGTTTCCAGCAATTATGCCTGAAACAGAAACACCTCTGTGGCCAGAGTTTTGGAAAAAAGAAGAACTGTTGTCAGTCAAAGCATCACTACCGGTTTCTAAATGGAACTCACAATGGATGCAAAATCCAACTTCAGAAGAAGGCAGTATAGTAAAAAGAGAATGGTGGAGGGAGTGGAAAGGTGAAGAAGTGCCTAATTATGAATACGTTATACAAAGCTATGATACTGCTTTTTCTAAAAAAGAAACGGCAGACTACTCTGCAATTACTACTTGGGCAATATTTAAAGACCGTGACGAGGTTGAGCAAATAATATTATTAGACGCAAAACGATACCGAGTAGATTTTCCAGAACTAAAAAGAATTGCTTTTGATGAATACAAATATTGGGAACCAGACTGTGTGCTTATTGAAGCAAAAGCTTCTGGCACACCTTTGACACAAGAATTAAGAAGAATGGGCATACCTGTAACGGCTTATTCACCAAGTAGAGGCCAAGATAAAGTCGCCAGAATGAACAGCGTAGCACCCATATTTGAATCTGGCATGGTCTGGGCACCTGATGAAGATTACGCTGATTTAGTTAGAGAAGAGTTGGCTTCTTTTCCGTTTGGTGACAACGATGACTTTTGTGACAGCACAACAATGGCTTTAATGAGATTTAGACAGGGTGGTTTTTTATCTTTGAAAGAAGATTATCAAGATGAAATAAAGTTTTTATCTAAAAACAGAACAGTATATTATTAATGAAGATTTTTTTAACCAGATTTATACACGACACAAAAGAGTATGAGGGTCCAGATATACACGCTGAAAATGAACAACAAGCAGAACTAATAGCAGAATCGCAAGGATTAATACTAGAAGGAGAGCTGACGGATTTATTTTCTTTGGGTGACGAAATGAGACCTAGAGTGCTACACTAAACGATTATGGCAATAGACAAAGCATTAGACCCAAATAACGACCTTGACATCACAGAGCAAGGGTCTTCGGTAACAATACCGCAAGAACCTTCAAGACAAGACATGATAAGTGATGCAGCACAAATACTTGTTAATGAAGATGAAATATTGGTAGGAGACGAGCTAGAAGAAGAACCTATGCCAGAAATGGATTTTGATTCTAATTTAGTAGATTTTATCGACCCTACAATACTTATTAAAATTGCATCAGATTTAATAAGTTCCGTTAACAGCGACAAACAATCAAGGAGCGAATGGGAAAAAACTTATACGGAAGGCCTAGAATATTTGGGTATGAAATTTGATGAACAAAGGAGTCAACCGTTTGAAGGTTCTTCTGGCGTAATTCACCCAATTTTGGCAGAGGCCGTTACCCAGTTCCAAGCTCAAGCATACAAGGAAATGTTGCCAGCCAAAGGACCAGTTAAGACAGAAATAATTGGTGCAAGAACAATAGAAACTGAAAGCCAAGCGGCAAGAGTGCAACAGTTTATGAATTATTACATTATGAATGTAATGCAAGAATACGACCCAGAGTTAGACATGTTGTTGTTTTATCTGCCACTAGCGGGTTCTGCTTTCAAAAAAGTATATTTTGATTTTGTAACAAACAAGGCCGTGTCTAAGTTTATACCTCCTGAAGATTTAATAGTGCCTTATGAAGCATCTAACATGTCATCAGCAGAAAGAATTACACACGCTTTTTCCATGTCTTTAAACGAAATAAAAAAACAACAAGTAACCGGTTTTTATGCTGATGTAGAAATTAATGAGCAAGACTACACCGAAGACGATTCTGATGTAAAAATGCAAATTGATGAAATACAAGGCATAGAGTCTAGTTATAAAGAAGACAGAAGCAGAACCATTTACGAAATACACACCGTTTTAGATATAGAAGATTTTGAAGACATAGATGCTAACGGCGAACCTACAGGCTTAAAACTGCCTTACATCATTACCGTTGATGAAGCATCAGAAACGGTTTTGTCTATAAGAAGAAACTATTTAGAAGGTGATCCACTCAAAAATAAAATTAATTATTTTGTGCAGTACAAATTTCTGCCGGGATTAGGTTTTTATGGACTGGGTCTTTCGCACATGATTGGTGGGTTGTCTAAAGCATCTACTTCAATACTAAGACAGCTTATAGACGCTGGAACATTAGCGAATCTACCAGCTGGTTTCAAAGCCAGAGGTATGCGAATACGAGACGAAGACCAACCATTACAACCCGGAGAGTTTAGAGACATCGACACTACTGGAGGCAGTTTAAGAGAAAATCTTATACCTTTACCAATTAAAGAGCCTAGCAACGTGCTTATGCAATTACTTGGTTTGTTGGTTGATTCTGGAAAAAGGTTTGCTGCAATAGCAGATATGAATGTAGGTGACAGCAATGCAGCTATGCCAGTAGGAACTACCGTAGCTCTTTTAGAAAGGGGCACAAAGGTAATGAGTGCTATACATAAAAGGTTGCATTACGCACAAAAAATAGAGTTTCAACTTTTATCAAAAGTCTTTTCAGATTATTTACCACCCTCATATCCTTTTGCTATGGGTTCGGCACCTAATGAAATTAAACAACAAGATTTTGATGGACGTGTAGACGTAGTGCCTGTGTCTGATCCTAATATATTTTCACAAAGTCAAAGAGTTACTTTGGCACAAGAACTTTTACAAATGGTTCAATCAAATCCTGAAATACATGGACAACAAGGTTTGTATGAAGCATACAAAAGAATGTACGCAGCTTTAGGTGTAGACGATGTAGAATCTTTAATACCACCACCACCAGACACCACACCAAAACCAGTAGAGGCTGGTATTGAAAACAGCAGTCTGATGATGGGCCAGCCAGCACAAGCTTTTGAAGGACAAAACCACCAAGCTCATTTGGAAACGCATAAAAGTTTGTTTTTGACACAAGTTGTAAAAGAAAATCCAATGATACAGTCAATAATTATTAGTCATTGTATGCAACACTTGCAGCTGCTTGCATCTGAAATATCTTCTCAACAAATACCAGAAGAAGTGCAAATGCAACTACAAGAAGTACAGGGTCAAATGCAACAGATGTCACCGCAAGAAGCTGACCAAGCACAACAACAAATCCAAATTACGTTGGACCAATTCAGTGCACCAATAATGGCACAATTAACTTCTGAATTTTTACAATCTATTGGCCAAGGTCAAGATGGCGACCCACTGGTTGAAATAAGAAAAACTGAATTAGATTTAAAAGGAAAAGAACTGGATATTGAAACGCAACAGTTTACGCAAAAACAAAATCAAAGAGCACAAGAAAAAGCTTCAGATAACAATTTGCAAGAACAACGTATAAATGTGCAAAAAGATATAGCAGATGATAAACTAAATGTAGCGATAGACAGACTTAAACAAAATGCTGATTTAAAGCTACTTGAATTAGGAACAAAAACGAGGAATTAAATATGACAACATCATTTAAAATGAAAGCAGCAGAAGAACTGCGTCAATCAAAACGATTAGAAAGAGAAGCAGAAGCAGCGGCACACGCACAGTCAACAGCAGCTAAGTATGCTAAGAACGTAGCTAATGAAAAAAGAATTGCAGACAAAATAGCTAGAATAGAAAAAGGTGAAGAACCTGTAGTTGTAGAAGAAGTTGTTGTAGAAGAACCTGTAGCTGAAGTAGAAGAAATTGTTGTAGAAAAGCCTGTAAAAGAACCAGCTCCAAAAAAAGCAAAACCAACAGATAAAAAAAGAGGCAGACCAGCTAAAGCTAAAAAATAATGGATGAAATTCAATTCCTTGATAAAATTAAGAAACTTATTAAAAACAGAGAATTACAAGTTTCTGAAACTTTAATGTCAGGCGGTTTGAAAGATATGGAACATTATAGATATTTGCAAGGTGAGTTATCTGCTCTATACTATATGCAAACAGAATTAAAAAGTTTTTTTAAAGAGGATTAGATGGCAGAACTTAAATCAACAAACGACATAGTTGCAGATGCTTACATTGAAGAAGAAGCACGAGTTCTTGATCCTACGCTTTTAGACAAATCGTTATTAGACCGTATGCCACAACCTACAGGTTGGCGTATGTTGGTGTTGCCGTATGCTGGTAAAGCCAAGACAAAAGGTGGAATACACTTAGCACAAAGCACCGTAGACCGTGAAGCTTTGGCTACTGTGGTTGCTTATGTAGTTAAACAAGGACCTGACTGTTACAAAGACAGCAAAAGATTTTCCGGTACACCGTGGTGTGAAGAAAAACAATGGGTTTTAATAGGGCGTTACTCAGGCTCTCGTTTTAAATTGGAGGAAGGTGCTGAAGTGATAGCCACAATTCTCGACCCTGATGACATAGTGAGTTTATGATGAATGAACAAGAAAATGCACAACAAATTCAGTCTGAGGCTGATGACGTTGAAGTAGAGGTAGTAGAACAAGACATAGTAGAAGCATCTCCAGACGATGAGTTGGAAAGCTATACTAAATCGGTTTCAAAAAGAATAAATAAGTTAAATGAACGTAATAGAGCTGTAGAAGAAAGAGCAGCACAATTAGAACAAATGCTGGCACAAAAACAGCAAGAAACGGTTTATTACAATCAAGAGCGTGTGCAATCAAGGGCACAGTTGGTGCAAGCAGAAGAAAACGCAATACAAGCTAAAGAAGCACAAGCTAATGAGTTGTATAAAAAAGCTGTAGCTTCTGGTGATGCTGACTTAATGTCAAAAGCTGACACTTTAAAAAGTGATTTGAGCATACAAAAAGAAAAAGTCAGAATGGCCAAAGTTCAAGTACAACAGCCTGTGCAAAACCCACAGCTAGTGCAACAACAACAATATCAACAACAGCAATATCAACAACAGCAACAACAACCAGAGAAGCCAAGCGATAAAGCTTTAGATTGGCACGAAAATAACTCTTGGTATGGTGACGCTGATAATGAAGAAACTGTGCAAGCATCACAATATGCTGACTATACGCATATAGTTTTGATGCAAGAAGGTTTTGAACCTGAGTCGGACGATTATTATAATGAATTGACTGACAGAGTAAAAAAAGTTTTCCCTACATTAGAAGGGCAAAAAAATGACGTAAAATCCGAAGACAGACCCGCTGTGCAAAGAGTCGCTTCACCTACCGTTGGTAGTCGTCAAAAAACACAAGGCAAGAAGAACGGTGTGACTTTTTCTAAATCAGAAGTTGAACGTCTTAGGGGATTGAAACCACATAATATGTCGGAAGACGCATGGTTAAAATCTGTTGCTAAAGAGAAACAAAAAATTTCACTAAGAGAGGCT